CTTTTTTTATGTCATGATTAATCTAATAGAAGGAAAAAACGAGTTTATAATTTACGGAGATTTCACACAAAATATGAATAACTATCGAATTCATTTATTCAATGGATTTGATAGACTTGATTACATTTGTAAATTACAAAACAAAACAAATAGTACAAGATTTGCAGAATTTACCATTTATATTAACGATGGAATTACAGGCGATTATCATTTGAATGGATTACCATTTGGTAATTATGATTATGAAATAAGAAATAGTGTTAATGTAATTTATAATCGTGGTCAAATATTTTTAGCTGGCGATACAGAAGTACAAAAAATTGAATATATATCTGATAATGAAAAAAGCGAAAGCGTAATTTATGTAAGCTAATGAAGACAATAATCGACACATTAAAAGAACCTGTTAACATCCTTAATGTTACAACTTTTGGAGTTAGTTTAACTAGCTTACCAGAAGCGCTAAAGTCCGTATTCTACATAGTTTCAATTTTTGCATCTATATTAGTAAGTATTAAGTATATTTACGAAATTATTTCATTGCGAAAAAACGCTAAAAAAGATATTTAATACTATATGAACAATTTTGCATTCAATTCGATTTCACAAATTCAAATAAATTTACCGACCTTCTCGGAGCGTGGCTCAAAAAAGTGGATAAGCTACGGAGAGGATAATTTATATCCTCAATTTATAGCGAGCTTATTTCTACGTTCAGCGATTAATAGAACGGCTATACAATCAAAGATAGACGCTACCATAGGAAACGGATTAAAGACCACAGATGAGGCTTTAAATTACGTTTTAGTGCGTGCGAATCCGATTGATAGTTGGAACGATGTGTTTGAGAAATGCGCACAGGATTATATCACGTTCGGTGGGTATGCAATGAACATTATTTGGAGCAACGATGGTAATACAATTAGCGAAATTTATCATTTAGATTTCACGAAAGTAAGAAGCGGTAAAATTGAACCAGGAGACGATACACCAAAAGAATATTTTTATTCTACAAATTGGGAAAACTCTAATAAATATAAGCCAACACAATATGCTACATACAACCCTACATTGTCAATCGAACAACCTTCGCAAATATTGTATGCGTTCGATTATGAACCTGGCAATATCTATTATCCTTTGCCAACGTATGCTGGTTCAATCAATGATATTCAAATAGATATTGAAGTAAGTAAATTTCACATCTCGAATCTTGCAAATAGTTTGAATCCTTCTTTGTTTATTAGCTTAAATAATGGAATACCAGCACCTGAAGAAAGAAAAGAAATTTATGACGAATTAACAATGGCTTATAGAGGTACGGAAAACGCTGGTAAGGCATTCGTTGCATTTAGTCAAGATAAAGAGCACGCTCCCGAGGTTACTCCGATAACAAGTACTAACGATAATTATTACACTACTTTAGAAACTAGAATAACAACGAGAATATTAACAGGTCATAGAATTACAAGTCCGTTATTATTGGGCCTTTACAATGGTGGCGCTGGCTTTAGCTCTAATGCAGATGAATTGGCGGTGGCCTATGGTCACTTTATTGGGACTTGTATTAAACCAATTCAGAAAAGCATGTTAAGAGTATTCAACAATTTGATGCTAAATAGTGGATATAATACCGACCTTTACATTGTGCCTACAACTATTATCGAACCAACAACAATAACAACTTCAACAATAGAATAATGGCAATAACTAACGTACTATTTGTTTCTGAAACGAAACTAAAATCATATACATCAATTCATCAATCAGTAAGCCCTGACGATTTACAACCGTTTATTTTACAGGCGCAAGATATCTATTTGCAAAATTACTTAGGAGCTACGTTTTATCAAGAATTACAAACTCAAATTACCAATAACACATTAACAATCCCAAACAAAAAGATACTTGATGACTTTATAGGTGCGATGCTTTGTAATTATGCTTTATACCATGCTTTGCCGTTTTTAAAGTACAAAGTATTTAATAAAAGTATCATGAATAATGATAGCGAAAGCGGTCAATCTATTGATTTGGAAGCCTTGAAATTCTTACAAAATGAGGTGCGTAGTGTAGCTGAAAATTATACCAAAATGATGACTACATATTTGCGTAACAATTTAAGCGATTATCCATCGTATAATAGTTTTGATTTCTTAGATGGTATAACTCCCGACAAAGGAACGCCGTATTTTAGTGGATTGCAAACCAATTCAAGCTTCAATTTAGCTAACAAGTATAGACGTAGAAGAGGCGATTGTACTGATTGCAACGATTATTAAAATTTAACTAAAAAACAAAAAATATAAAACATGATTGACAATTCAAAATTTATTATTACTAATGAACCAACCGCAGAAAAATACAATGTTAGAATTATCACGGATGTGACTGCAACGCCAGCTTTATTAAAAGTTGAAAGAGACAATGTAGGATTGGTTTACTTTGCAAACTATACACTTTGTAATTATTTTACAACCGATACAAGTTTGATAATTTTAGGGCCATCTGTTTACATTGAATTATCAGCTGATAATTGCAATGACTTTGATACTCCTACTTTGAAATTGAATGAATTATTAGATAGAATTACTAACTAAATTATAAACCATGACAAAAATAATATTACAAGCGGGCCAATTAATTGACGTTATTAACTATAATGAGAATCAATACTTTTCTTTAGTAGTTAGCGAAGATTTACCAATGCCAACGGCAATCTACAAAGAAGATACATCAATCGGTGTTAACGTTCAAAGATTTATTGTAGATAGCACAATCATTGCGAATATCAATACTAGTGAATCTTTGACGGATAACAATGGTAATTTCTACGAAAGAGTTGAAAGCGCTGCAATCCTTACCGAAAATAATTTTAACCCATTAATAGAAAGCGATGAAGCAAAAAATTAAAAATTGGTACGAAAGTAAAACAATCGTTATGAATATCCTGGTATCTATTACAATGGTCATGGCTTTATTACCGCCATTGTTTTTGGATTTGAAATTAGATGAAAATATAACGTTAAGATTGACCGTTTTAGTAGGATTTATCACGAATGTTATTAATATCGGTTTGAGATTTATATCTACTGATAAAATTAAGCGAAATGCCTAATTCAATCGTTAGCGCTAAGTTTGATTTGATGCGTTTAAATTTGCCTAAAAATAGCGAGTTTTCGCTCGATAACAATACGATTAATGTAAAGCATAGCGACATAACTTTAAAGGCTGAAATTGAAGCGCAAATAAAGAATTTAACGGCTTCTATTGGGTGCGAGATAAACGATAATTCAACAAGCGCAAAAATTAAATTTGAAGTCAAATTTTAATATCTAAATTTGTAACAACATGAAACCGAAAATATTTAGTCCCGCAGAACAAGAAAAGTACTTTGGTAAGGCAAACCCTGAAGGTAGTTATTTGGTTATGATTGATTTGCCATATACAATGTACTATGATAGGCAACCAGTTAAGCGTATGAGATGTCACAAAAAAGTAGCACAGGCGTTTACTAATGTATTCAATGAATTGTTAGCTAGCTATGGAGAGCGCAAGATAAATGAATTGGGAATTAATGACTTTGGTGGGTGCTTCAATTACAGATTGATAAGAGGTTCAAAGACTAAGTTAAGCGCTCATTCATGGGGTACGGCTATTGATTTGGATCCTAACAGAAACACATTAAAAGAAACTCATACAACGGCAAGATTTGCACGACCTGATTATAAAGCAATGATTGACATCTTCGAAAAACATGGATTTGCTTCATTAGGAAGATTAAAAGACTACGACTGGATGCATTTTCAATACGGATTACCGATTTAACTCGTTTTTTTCATAATTAAAATTTAGTGTTTTAGGCTCAATGTTTCTACATTGAGCTTTTTTTTTAAAAATTTATATCCTTTATTCATGCACCTTTCAGAGAATTAACAAAAATAATTTGAAAATATATTTGGTAGTACGGAAATAGGTTATATATTTGCATTCATAAAACAATTAAAAATAAAAATTATGATTACACTAACACAGCAAACAAGCGAGCAAAACACATTAACTCAACACCATTATGACATGGTTACAATGAATGAAGTTAAGAAAGTACATTTAGCATGTCAATTAGAGAGACTTGAAATTGAGATGCAACAACCAGTAAAAAATTGGGATAAAATTGCATTCTTAAAAACTGATATTGTTAAATTAAAAAACTACTTAAAAAATAATTAATATGCAAATAGTAAATACAACCATCGTAACATCGGTAAGCGAAATAAAAGAGCTTATTCAATATTGCTTAGTACATAACTTTGAA